CCCGCATCTTGTTATGTTTCGATGTATTCGGGGGGGGTTTCAACCAGACTAAATCTGGACGAGTTTTCCTTCTCGCGAGGGCGGACTTTCTATGGTCCGAGGAGGCGGGCCTGAATCTCGGCAGGCGGGAGTCTGCCTCGTGTGACTTCGGCGGCTAAGCTGAGATGCCCTGAGTGTGAAGCTCGTGTGGTGGCCACGAATTTTCCGGTGTGGTGGGCGGCCAGCTCTCTCTCTGTTGGGGGTCGGACTAGACCTTCTGGCGGTTGAAGGGCCGCGGGGTTGGTGACTCCGTCAAAGAAGTCGAAGGCGGCAAAGCGCGTATCGTAGGTGAAGCCCATTGCGGCCCAGGCACCTGGCGGGGCATCGTTCTTGATGCGATAGTTCCAGACGAACTTCGCGTAGAACCGGCAGAACTGGCGAAGTGTGCAGTGTGCCTTGAGGGCGGACGCCAGATCCTTCAGGGCTAGAGTGGTGTGTGTGATTACTGGCCCATGAAGCGCGGTTAGGGAGGATGCGTGCGAGTCAGAGCACGCAAGTGCTAGCTGTAGAGCTGCTGCGAAGAAATTGTTCTCGGGTAGGCCCAAAGCCACCCATTTTGTTTTGACAGCTCTGACTTGGTCTCTTGTGGCCACAGCATCAGAGGTAGCCTCATACTTGAAATCGTTCATAAACTCCTTGCTGGGTGGGCCAAGCTCATCGCTAGCAGATTGAGGGTCCTCGCTCTTCTTCAGGTCTTCCGACATGGTTTCGAAAGAAATGGGAACTTAACCCCTGTACTAGGGCCTGCGCGACAGGGCTGTCGCCACAAGCTCTGACAATAATGTTATGGCCAGTGATCTCTATGGAACACGGTTCAGCGGGTTGAAGCACAAAGAGGACAAGTGCAAGGGTGACGAGGCCCAGAGCCACGTAGCAGGAGAGCTCCAGTGATGAGGATGACTGTGATGAAGGGCCAGAAGCTGCGGTATGCTGATGGCCCGCCAGGGCTGTTGTATATGATGCGCTTGGTCCCGTCAACGTAACGGCCGCCGTGTGGGAGGTGGTGCAGGTTATCTCCTACGTGAGGTAGGTTGGACCTGGTGATAAAGTTGATGGCGACGGCAATGGACACCCCGACTGCTACAGCGATGAGTGGTTTTGTAAAGTCAGGGGGTGCTTGCAGCCTCATCCCTCGAGGATGAGAAGTTGTTGTGAGTGTCGGCTGCAAGCGATGTAGCGGTTGACAGGGTCTGCTTCTTCCAAGGGCACAGTGGAGACGGCGGTCACAGCCTCAAAGGTTTGGCCCAGGGCCTGGCAGGGAGTTAGGAACTGGGCAGAGTGTGCCTCCAAAAGGTCGGCCGCGTCGTCGTCAACTGCGATAATGGTGCCCACGAGGTCAGAGTCAAAGAGGCCGGACCTCGAGACAGTGTCCTCCTTGTCTGCGGTGCAGTTGATATCCCACAGCTTGAGGAGCTCACAAGTGGCCTTGCCAAATCTGTGGGTGCGCCTGCCTATGAAGTGGGCGGGGAGTGTAGGGCCGCGGTGCTGGAGTGGGTCAGCGATGAGAATTTTGGCGCCCGCGCGGTCTAACACGGCAGGGTACTCGTCAATGATGTCTGCATGGCCATGTGGTTCGAGTATGCCTACTCCTTCGAGATTCGGTGGGTCTGGCCGCCCGCCGGTGACGGCTTTCAGATGTGGAGCGCGGCGTATCCAAGAGCGGACGAGGGTGGTTTTGCCCGCGCCTGCGACGGTGTGGACGACAATGGGCTCTTGGAGGGGTAATGGAGTTCTTGTGAAAAGCTTGTGTAGGTCACCTAGGTAGAATTCCATCGAAGCCTGAGGTAACCTAACCCCAGTTCTAGAGGTTTTGCAATATCTCGTTGCAGCCCATGAGGTGCAAGTCTCGGACTGTGGCCTGGTGAAAACTGGCTTGCTCCTCTGTAAGGACCTCATGTAGTTCGTCTCCAAGTCGATAGGCATGGCGTAGGTCATGGGCATAGGCCACGCGGACGGCTGGTACCCGGTCGGTACCTTTAGCCAAGCAAAGACCAGCGTATAGTTTCTTGGGATCCTTGATAATCCCTTTAGGCGTAAGGGTCCACCCACAGAATGTGGCGAAGTCTCCGGGTTTCTGAGTATGACACACCTCTTTTGACGTGAGCGTGAGACGATTTTCTACCAGCCGGAAAGAATCTTTAGGGATAGGCCTGTCGTCTTGGGCCATGTCGTCTCCTGCATACAGTTGGGAGGTGTTCGGGGAGACGTGGTACTTAGTGTGGTGATACGCAATGGCGCACTCCGTGTTCGCATCAAATGTGGGGCCTTCCCCGCTAAGGCGCATGATTGCTACAGTTCCCAGGAATATATGAGCGTTGGTTTTGAGTTTGATATATCCCTCAATAATGTCCTCCGGAATGTTGTGGAATTTAGCTTTAGTGACCTCAAACTGCAGCATGGCCCCGTCTTGAGACTGATCAAAGGCGGTGAAGTCGTTAGAGTGCCCGGGCCTGTTAAAGTCCCACCGTTCCTTGACCCACTCGTTGAGGTCCTCTGGGGTGTTCTCACATGTGATGAAAATATT